TTTGAAAATTGTAAGTTCGATAATGAACTACTTGAAATTGATACTGAACAGAGTGTAACCTTCTTAGGTTTGGAAGAACAAAAAGAAGAGAAGAACCGACTTAGAATCAAAGAGTTGCTTGACAAGCGTCAACAACAAAATCAACTATAAAACAATAAAAAATATGGATAATCTATTAAATTTAGAAGAAAAAGATGCCCGTTTCGTTATTAAAAGAAGCGGTGAAAAAGTACTATTCGAAGAAGAAAAAATAAAAAATGCGGTAACTAAGGCGATGCAAAGCATTGACATGGTAGACCATGATATGGCTGAAAAGATTGCTAGAATTACCAGAAAAAGTTTATTTAGAGAGGATAAAGAAAAGGTACCACATGTTGATGAGATACACGACATGGTTGAAAACAAATTAATGGATAATGGGTTGAATGATGTTGCCAGAGAGTATATTATTTATCGTTCTAAACAAAGACCAAATATCTTCTCTAAACGATTAAATTTAAAACCTTATGAGTATCCTGAGTTGGTGGAATATGTTGACGCAATCAGACATTCATATTGGGTTCACACCGAATTTAATTTTACATCAGACATTCAAGACTTTAAGGTACATTTATCAGAATCTGAAAGAACTGCAGTACAAAGAGCTATGTTGGCGATTTCACAAATTGAAATTGCTGTAAAAACATTTTGGGGTGACATTTACAAAAGAATGCCAAAACCTGAAATCGGTAATGTTGGTGCAACATTTGCAGAATCAGAAGTAAGACATGCAGATGCATACTCTAACCTAATTCAAGTGTTAGGTTTAAATAAAGAGTTCGAAAGTTTATTACATGTTCCTGCGATTAGAAAAAGAATTAAGTATTTGGAAAAATCTATAATACACTCAAAGTCTGTTGAAAACAGAGATTATTTTGAGTCTGTGGTATTGTTTTCAATGTTTGTAGAAAATGTTTCTCTATTCTCACAGTTCCTTGTTATTATGTCATTTAACAAACACAAAAACATGTTAAAAGGTATGAGTAATGCGGTTGAAGCTACATCAAAAGAAGAGAACATACATGCGGAATTTGGATTTGATTTGGTTAACTTAATTAAAAAAGAAAATCCTTCATGGTGGACACCTGAATTGGTGGATGATTTAATTGAAGCGACTTTAGAAGCTTTCAGTGCTGAATCAGACATTGTGGATTGGATTTTCGAAGAGGGTGATTTAGATTTCTTAACTAAATCACAAACTATAGAGTTTATTAAACATCGTTTTAATGTATCATTAAACTCTATTGGTATTGAAAATATTTTTCATGTTGACACTAAATTATTGGAGACAACTGAATGGTTTGATGATGAAATTCTAACAACAAAACATACAGACTTTTTCAATAAAAGAAGTATCAATTACAGTAAAAAAAGTAAGTCAATAACATCAAATGACTTGTTCTAACAAAAATTAAAAGTAAAAAATGAATAAAAGAAAAGAATTCGATTGGATTAACGATGAATCAATAACGTTTCTTCGTAGAGGGTATTTAAGTGAAGGTGAAGAACCTTTAGAAAGGATTAGAACTATTGCAGACCATGCTGAAAAGATATTAGGTATTGAAGGATTTGCGGATAAATTCTACGACTATATGGGTAAAGGGTGGTATTCATTATCATCTCCTGTATGGGCAAACTTTGGAAAAAAGAGAGGGTTACCCGTAAGTTGTTTTGGTTCTAATATTGGTGACAATATAGAATCAATTCTTTACACTCAGGCTGAGGTTGGAGAAATGAGTAAGATGGGTGGAGGTACTTCAGGGTATTTTGGTAATATCAGAGGTAGAGGTGCTGAAATTACAGACAATGGACATGCACCTGGTTCTGTACACTTTATGAATTTATTTCAAAGTGTGGTTGATAACATTTCACAAGGGTCAACACGTAGAGGTAGATTTTCACCTTATCTTCCTGTAGAACATCCAGACATTATGGAGTTTTTAGAAATTGGTACTGAAGGTGCTCCTATTCAAGACTTAACACACGCTGTTACCGTTACCGACAAGTTTATGGAAGAAATGATTAATGGTGATGAGGAAAAAAGAGCAATTTGGGCTAAAGTTATTCAAAGACGTGGTGAGATTGGATATCCATATATTATGTTCCATGATACCATGAATAACAAAGCACCTGAGGTGTATAAAGATAAAGATATGAAAATTTATAATTCAAATCTTTGTTCTGAAATTGCACTTCATAACTCTGAGGAAGAATCTTTCGTATGTGTTCTTTCATCTATGAATGTACTTCATTATGATGAGTGGAAAGACACAGATGCGGTAGAAACGATGGTATACTTCTTAGATGCTGTTGTTACTGAGTTTTTAACAAAAATTGAAGATATTCGTGACAATGGTACTATCGAAGGTAAAAGAGCGTTCTTTTACTTAGAAAAGTCTTACAACTTCGCAAAAAGACAGAGAGCGTTAGGTTTAGGTGTATTGGGATGGCACTCACTACTCCAATCAAAAGGATTACCTTTTGACACAAGAGAAACTGCAAGATTAAACGTTGAGGTGTTTAAATTGATTAAAGATAAATCATATAAAGCATCTGAAGAGTTGTCTAAAATGTTTGGGGAACCTGAAACTTTAGTTGGATACGGTAGAAGAAATGTTACATTAAATGCTATTGCACCAACAACATCATCGGCATTTATTTTAGGTCAGGTATCACAATCAATAGAACCAATTTGGTCTAATTGTTATGTGAAAGATGTGGCTAAAATGAAGGTAACTATTAAAAACCCTGTTTTGAAAAACTTGTTGATTGAGTTAGGTAAAGACACTAAAGAAGTTTGGAATAGTATTAAAAAGGCTGACGGTTCTGTTCAACATTTGGAATTTCTAACTGATGAACAAAAAGATGTTTTTAGAACATTTGCCGAAATTAATCAAGCATCTATTATCAACATGGCTGCGGTTCGTCAAGATTACATCGACCAAGCACAATCATTGAATTTGATGATTTCACCTGATATGCCAACGAAAGATGTTAACAAACTTCTCATAGATGCGTGGAAGTTAGGAGTTAAGACACTATACTACCAACACTCAATGAATTCAGCTCAAGCTTTCGCAAGAAAGAAGTTGGGTTTGAACGACTTACATTGTGTTGCATGTGAGGGATAATTGTTAAAAATAACAACTTATAATAATAAAGAGGACTTAGGTCCTCTTTTTTTTATAATTTATTAGACTAATATATTTATGTATAATGGCAGATGGATTTACATACGGTATTAATTTTCCTTTTAGAGACAGTTTACAAGGAAAGTATTTATCTCTTTCACAAAGTAGTGTTGAAGAGATAAGGACAGACCTTTTACATTTAATACTCACTAGAAAGGGGACAAGATATTATTTACCTGATTTTGGTACGAGAATATACGAGTTTATTTTTGAACCAATGGATGGTCCAACATTTGAAGCGATTAAATCAGATATCAGAGAAGCTGTAGATAAGTTCATACCTAACTTAACAATAAAGGATATTACATTAACACCTTATATTGATGATTTAGAAGCACAGGGAGAATTAAATTACGAAAAAGTTGGTGGTGCAGTTTACAGGATACCAGGTAAAGGTACTGAAGAATACACCGCAAAATTAAGAATTGATTATAGTGTTGATGACAAAGCATTCGAGTCAAGAGATTTTATAATTATCAATATTTAATAGTATATGGCAAACAAAAAGATATCTTATACTGAAAGAGATTTTGAAGGTTTAAGACAAGACCTAATAAATTACACAAGACAATATTATCCAGAACTTATTGATAACTTCAATGACGCTTCTGTATTTTCTGTTTTCTTAGACCTTAACGCAGCCATTGGTGATAACTTACATTATCATATTGACCGTAGTATTCAAGAAACGGTACTACAATATGCACAACAACGTTCGTCAGTTTATAATATTGCAAGAACATATGGTTTAAAAATACCAGGATATAGACCATCGGTGTCTATGGTTGATTTTTCAATTACAGTACCAGCATTTGGGGACAAAGAAGACGCAAGATATTTAGGTATATTAAGAGCGGGTTCTCAAGTTGTTGGTGGAGGACAAACTTTTGAAAATGTTTATGACATTGATTTTGCTTCACCGTATAATAATAGTGGGTTTCCAAATAGAATCAAAATTCCTAATTTTGATTCCAATAAT